TCTTCGGAACCGACAAGGTTGCCCGTTTCGACGGGTGTTTGTTCTGCGACGAACGCACGAAGATACTCGACGCCTTTCATGGCGGCCGGGATCATTAGTGCGTCAACTTCCGAGTTGATGCCGTCAATGTAGGCGTCGAAACCTTCGGAACCCATCAGCGCCCCTCTACTGCAAGTACACCTCGGCGTGGTCTTCAAGTCCGAGGGGTGTTTGGAATGTGTTGACGCCGATCACGCGGGCGGTTTGGCCGCCTGTGGTGACACGGGAGTCGGGGGTGTATTTGGGCGCGTTTGCCAGGGCTGTGTACCAAGTGGACGAGCTGACAACCTGTTGCCCGGTCTGGTCGCGCACAAGTTTGGTGGAACCTTCGAGGTACCCGGTGTCGGTGCTGGCGTTATCGTAAATGTCGCCGTACGCGCTCGCGCCAGTCAACGTTTCCACCACCGCTGTGTGGATGAACCATCTTTTGTTCATCCGAACACCCACGGGTTAGGGATCAGCAGGTTATTCAACCGCAAAACACGTACAGCATCCGGTACAAGATCCCGTACCGCCGCAACCCTCGCGTTAGCCGCAGCAGCAGCATCCGCAAAAGTATCCGACGTACCACCCGCCTTAGACGACTGCACAACAGTTGCCTGAACCACACCACCAGTCAACGGGTCATAACCCATAGCCGACCACGCCGCAGCCTGAATAATGGTTGCGTCACGCAACGCATTACTGATCTGTGTGTCAATCGCTTCACCCGTGTTCGGGTCGACAGCGTAATACGCCTGGTTTGTTGCATCCAACACAAGCAAGGTTGCAGTCTTCAACAACACGTCAACGTTCGCCGGCGCATCCGACCCTGTGTGCGCCGCATAATCTGCCGATGTTGCCAACAGGGTGGGGAGGTTGAACGACCCGTAATAGGCGGCCATGGGGTTAACCCTTCTTCCGGGTCACCCCGAACATTTCAATCAGATCCTGTTTGGTTAACGCGTCGGCGTCGTCAGGGGTGATCGGAGTATCCGTCGTCTGGGAAACGTGAACCGCCCAACCCACCCAATCCGCTTTCGGATCAGTGGTCTTGGGGGCCACACGAGCAGATTTCTCCTTGAAGGGGGTACCGTCCGCGTTCACACGCTTCAGGTACCCCCTACGGAGACGATCCGCAATCGGTTCAGTGACGGCGTTCGGGGCCAAAGCAAAAATGGTCCCGCCTTCACCGAGAATGTGGATCGTTTCTGCCATTAGACGCGTCGACCGTCCAGGGAGAACGCAGCCACAGTCATCACAACGGAAGTCTCAATAAAGAGGCTGCCGTCGTTCTGGATGACACGGGACGAGTCGAACGGGCCAACCCACTGGGTGGATGAGTTCGCCACAGTCGCCGTGACAGCACCCTGACCCGAGGACGGGGCAAGGGGCTGCGAACCGGCAAGCACCGAAATGGTGCCCGAACCGCCAGAAGCGTTAGCCGCACGCAACCAAATGTTGACGTTCGGCGACTGCGCCGGAATGGTGAAACCATTACCAGCACCCGCAACCGAAGCAGTACCGGTAGGGTCAGCAACCCCACCATTAGGGACAAGAGCGGTAGGCGTAAGAGTGACACGAGCCATGAGTTACGACCTCTCTGCTTAGGACACGGTGACGAGAGCGCTCGCCAGCGAGTCGGGGCGGACAACCTTCGCGCCGTAGAGCACAAGGCCCTTGATCGCGTCGGAGAAGGACGACTGGGGCCGGTAAGCCTCAACCTTGTTGATCTGCTCAGCGAACGTGATAGCACGGTCGTTACCGGCAATCACAACCGAGTCGGAACCGGTCGTCGGGGTCTGGTTCGACAACAGAATGTCGAAACCGGCGGCGCGGCCGACGATACCGTTGCGGAGGCCGTCGGACGTGCCCGACTCGTTGACCTTGATGAAACGGTTGTCGCGGAGGAGGCAACCGTGCAGGTCGGGGGAGATCGCAACGGAGCGCCCCTGAGATGCGACGTTCGCCTTGTCCAGGCGGATCTTCAGCGGGACGAGAACCTTGTCGTATGCGTCGGTCGGGGTCGTGGAACTGTTGACCGTGATCGCGCCGAGCTGGTTCGTCGACTGAATGTTCGTGTAGAACGCGGAAATGAACTGGTCGATAACGTTCGCGGCAGCAAACGCGGCCTCGTCCATTGCCTGGGGGAGAACGTTCCCCTTGGCCTGGCGGGCGTCCACGTCGTCAACGGCGAAAGCGAAGTACTTTGCCTGGTCGACAACGAGGGTGCGCTGCGAGTCGTTGACCTGCTCCGGGGTGATCGACGTGCTGTTGGGCACGTAGTTGTTGATCGTGGGGCGGCCAATGGAGGTGATGCGAACGGTGTCGCCTGCCTCCGCGATTTCGCCTTCGTAGTCACGGTTGATGAAGGCCGAGTAGATGAGGTTCTGGCGCAGCGCAACGAGCAGCGACGCAGACCAAATCTCTGGCTTAAACCGGTTGATCGTCATTTTGACAATCTCCTTTTCAGAGGTTGGTTAGAGCAGGTGCGCCAATTTGCCCTCTTTCAGGGCTTTGGTGATCTGCTCAGGACTCATCCGAGCAAGCTGCTCGTCTGTGATCTGGCCTGTTTCCCCGGACCCGCCGAGTTCAGTGCCACTCGCTGCCGCCGCCTGGACTGCTTTGAGAGTTTGGTTGGCCGTGATTGCGGCCTGGATTGCAGCTGTTACGGCTGCGCCGTCCGAGGGGTCCAGCCCCTGAACGGAAGTCATGAATGAGTTGGAGTCGAGCAACCGGTTAGGGTCGGCACCAACAGTGGATGCGGCTTTGAAGATGGCGAGTTCGCGGGCACGCTGGGCGGCTTCGGCCTGCGCTGCGGTGAGCGACTTGGTGAGCGCTTCCGGGTCCGCTGCGGCGTCCTGCTTCAACCCGAGGGCGACAGCCAACCGATCGGTGAGGGCTTTCTGTGCTTCCTCGGCAGCGGTTTTCGCGGCGACCCGGTGGCCGGCGGCTTCCTGCCGAACCTTCGCCAACTCTTTCTGCAGATCCTCAACACTGAGGGTGGGTGCAGTGGGTTCTGTGGTGACGGTGTTTTCCACGTCGGTGGGGGTGACGGTGGTTTCAACGTCGGTGGGTGCGTCGGTCATGTGATTGGGCCTCCTGGGTCCATATCGGTTTCCCCCGCTCCTGGCGGGACTTAAATGCGAAAGGCCGCCCCGAAGGACGGCCCTTTCAAAAAGTTGTTTGGTTAGTTCGCGCCGAGGTTCAACAGTTCGCGGCGTTTGTTACGCACACGCCCGGTCTGCTCAATGAAGTCCCGCATCTTGGCTTGCGCCCGACGAACACTGAACTGTGCCCGCGACCGCATCTCCGGGGTTACCGCGGCAGCCAACTCCCGTTTCGCCGCCCGAATATCCCGCTCCAACTTCCGTTGACGCTGCGACTCCACATAACGGGCCTCATCCTCCGGTGTCCATTCGTGTGGCGCAGGAATCTCAGTCACACCCGGGATGTACCCCACCAGGACGTGACGGCACCGGGGATGGAACAAGCCAGCAGCGGTCGCCTCGGGGATCGTCGCATCCGCGCGACCATCAGGCAGCACCGACAAGATTTTGCCCTGCCACGGCAGACACAACGGGCACGGATGCCCATCATCCGTCACAGTGAACAGGTCGAGTCCGAGGGATTGCATACGGTCCAAATGGGACACGTTGAACGCCCGTTGTGCAGCCGTCCGGGTAGCCATCTCCACATACGCCGACAACTCCCAATTGCGGCCCTTCGAATCCACAAACCCCGTCACACCCTCACGCACCAACTTCCGGTACGCTTCGTGTTGCGCCTGGGCGGGAGTCAGCCCGAGGACTTGCGCCTGGGCTGCATCCGCAAGCACAGCCCTGTACACGTCATCCGCATACCGGGTGAGGCGGTAACCGATCTGGTTCAGTTTCCCCGCAAGGTCTTCCCGGATAGCACGGGCGGAACGTTCAGCATGCGACTCGTAGGAGTCACCTGCCACACCAAACTTCGGTGCGAACGTTCCACCAGACCCGCCGCCAGCCGACGCACCATCATGCGACGCCCGACCAACCACCTGCGCAGCCAACCCCGGAACAGCAGCTTTCCATGATGCGGCAACATCGGCGGACGCTTTACGCATCGAATGCAACAACAGGTCGCCCACACCATACAAACCAACCAGTTTCGCAAACCGGGTCAGCAACAACAGTTGGGCTTCCGCAGCTTTCGCCACAATCACCGCTGTGACAGCAGCAACAGTGGCGGTGAGGATGGCTTCCCGTGTTTCCTCCTGGGTCGGGTCGCTCATCCGTCACCTACCCTTGCGTTGCGTCAGGGCTCGCCACAGTCGAACCCGGCTTCTCCGGAGGCAACGCCCCAGGATCCACAACAGGTTCCGCAGCGAACTCATCCCGAATCTTCGATGCCTCGGCAGTGATCTGGTCGTCGTTCCACTCAGGGTGCAACGTCCACAACCGCTCCTCCAACGAAGCAGACTCCGACTGGAACAACGTCAACGCAGTCTGAGCCAACTTCAACATCGACTCCTGCACACCATCCGGCCACTCAACACGGATCATCGAATCAACATTCGGCGTGTTGAACACTGCCTTATCGACCGCCAACAGTTTCCGAATAATGCGTGACAGGTGAGGGGTCTGCGCTTTGATCAGCCGGCCCCGAGTCAGGAACGTCCTACGCTCCCTCGACTCAATCTCCGTCGCCGTCGTATCAGCCGACTTAGAACTGTTCTGGTCCATGCCGAACGTTTGCAACGCAAACCCGCTGAGCTGCAAAATCTGTTCGATCAGTGCAGCGGCAGTCTTCTCATACCCGGTCGGATCAAACTGCGGCTGAACCACTTCAATCTTGTCCGACATTTTGTCGTTCGGACCCTGGCGGAGACCTTCGGTCCTGACGTAAACCTCTTGGTCCAAATCTGCGACCATACCCTGACCGGGGCCAGGGTTGCCCAGTACTTCCTTGTCGAACCAGATGCGTGCTTTCGCGGCACGGCGGGCGCGCATCCAATCAGACAGCGTTTCCGCCAACTGGTCCATCAGATGCTCAACACCATCAAGGGAGCTGCGGCCAAGGTTGCGGCCGATAGCGTGGTCACGCCACAACCGGTTCGGCCCCTGGTTCGGCAGATACTCGACACACAGGCCAGGGGTCAACGAATTGATGGTGCCGGGTCCGCCCAAATCGGCGAACTGGTCCAGCGCGGCTGTGCGCGGCTGATCCGTCAACGGAACCTTCGTACCCAACTTGTCGTCGGTGCCCTCGTAGAGGCCGTGGAGGATAACCCCGTTGCCGTTCAACCCGACTTCGTGCCGTTCGAGGTGCCGCCAAACGGTTTGACCGTCCTTAGCAACAACCTCCCAAAACGTCACAGCAACAAGATGGCCCCAACGGAACTCCGGGATCGCCTGATCCGCATCCACCGAATCCAAGAACGGACGATCCGGGACCACACTCTTATCCCACGCCACCCGGAGGTACGAACCGGAAAGGGCCGCAGCCAGTTCGGTGGCCTCCGCAAGTTTCCCGTACAAGCCCTCGTCAGCGAGTTCGTTCAACCGTTCCTGCGTCTGGTTCGACACCGGCTTATCCGGCGCTTCACCCGGAACCTTGTCGCCGTCCTTGTCGATCACAACAGTGAACGTCGGCGGGTCCGAATACAACAGGTCACCCATTGCCTGACAAATCATGCCCGCAATCGGCACCGGAAGTTTCGTGTTCCGGTTCGCACCCATCGGACGCTGACCCACAAACCACCGCTGCACCCTTTGCCCGATAGTCGGTTTGAAACCGCCCTGATCGGAAGCAAAGAAACCCGTGTTGTCCGCGGAGGCACCGCCACCGTATGCGGCCTGCAACTTTGACAGGTCGTTGGAGTACCAGGCAGACCATTGGCGCATGTACGCGAAAATGGTGGTCAGGTTCTCGGGTGGCCAACTAGCGTTCGGGTCAGAAGCGGGCAGCGCCATAACCTACCCCTTCCGGGCCTTTAAACACGAAAAGCCCCCGAGGGGGCGTTGAACTTCTGTTGCCAATTAGCAACGGAACTTTCTACCAGCCTTCGCCGGACTCCGAACCGCGCGGATAAGCAAACGCCTGCCGCATAAACGACACCGGACGCGGAACCCGAGGCACCACCAAA